CCGGAGTAGATATGCCACTACCGCCTTGACTTAAATTTTTCCTCCCTGAGATCCATATTAGAACATATGTTCGGTGGGTGTGCGAATAGTACCATTATTAGTACTGTCCTATTATTTGGACTATTGTTCCACAAATTGTTCCACAAACAAACAGACCGGGCGTTGTGCCCGGCCTATTTGTGATTTTAGTCTGGCGACCGTCTATGCCCGTAACGTTCGCTCACTTGTTATTATTGCACCAATATAGATAATGTGCAACTATTTCTCCCGTCTCATTATCGCTGTAGAAAACTTTGTTAGCGACAAAATACCAAAACAGTTTTCTAATGGCCTTATTTATAGGCTTTGTAAGTTTTCCATAGTAGTTGCATTGTGTATTAGCTTCAGTAGTGAATATGATATCTTTGTCCTCATATTTGATCGGTGTTGTCTTCGGATGGATGAATGTAAACGTCTCATTTTCTCTCTGGATCACATCGGCCTGCAGAAGTGCATCATCAAACATGATGAAATAAGAAAAGATAATGTCCTTCTGGTCTATGTGGCCCGTGATATGAGCATAGAAATCAAGTTCAAACTCACCTGACGTTATCATCTTCAGCTTTGCGTTATCAAATGCAAAGTAAACATCAGAAGGCTTACCTTCCTTGTTAGGACTGTCCGAGTATTCAACGGCAACTTTAAGTCCTGAATTTCCGTACTCGTATACGTCAATATCACCCTTCTTCATGTCCTTAACGTGCTTCAGGCCCATTTCCTTGAAGTAAGGGCACCCGATCATGTCAACGGTGTTAGCACACATGAATATTTTTACATTATCACGATGCCTGATAATGGTTGATAATGTATTCATGAACAGGACGAATTCATCCGGGAGATACATTCCTCTGCTCATGAACTCATCAAACAGGATGGTAGTAACAAGGGGGTATGAATTACCCTTCTCATGTTCCATTTCAGTAAGTGCGAATGAAAAGGCGAATGGATCCGGTGCCGTGATATTCTTCTCCAGTTCCTCATCATAGTAGGCCATATACCAACGTCCTGAGATATACACGGTGTGGTCATACTTGCCATTACTGTATTCTTTTATTTTGTTTTGCTGCTCACCATTGTAAACAAGGTTATCAAAATAAGCAGCACCACGTTTGCCCTTGAAGTCCTCTCTCCATCGTCTCAGAACGGCTATTTGCTGTCCTGTCTTAAAGTAGTTCTTAACGGCATAGTCAAGCACTGAGTATGTCTTACCGTTGGAACGTTCACCAAATATCATGCTGTATCTGCAGCCCTTTTTAAGAATGTTTGTTAAGCTATAGTATTTCATTCTGTGTAAAATATTCCTTTCAAGAAGTCTATGTATTGCTGGTTAATGTCAAAACTGTAAGATGCTTTTTCAAGGTAGATTGCAGAAGGTGAAATGTAATGATAAACATTGCCCTGATAATCGACCAGATCACCTTCATAGCACTTATCAATATAACAATGTGTCATTTTGCCTGTTGCATCTTCAGGGATTATCAGACCTTCTTCAAATGCTTCAAATGCACCATCGACACCGACTTTATCAAGTAACCATGGCACTGCAAACTTCTTGTTTACACCTGAAACAGTGATATTCAGCTTTCCGTCTTCATATACCATATACCTTTTAGCACCTAATGTTTTGAACTTTTCATAATGTGCATCATGATCCCAGACACCTATCGGCTTGACTTCGCCTTTAATGGTCTTCGGGAGTAGTTCCTTTTCATAATCAAGGCCGTAATGTTCGCACATTCTTTTTAGTTTCCATTCGCAAAGTTCGTTATAGTCCTTTATAAATTCCGAGTGCGATGCAGAATTAATATGCTTAATGCTATCAGTATCAGCATAAATATAATCCTCACCAAAATTTCCAATTCCGTACCAGAGATTACGTCTTGCATAAGCTGTGCAGAATACCCCCCATGGATAAAATAAAAAACGTCTTCTTGATTTGTTATACTGCTCTATCTGGCTCTCAGGTTCTTTATGCTCAGTGGACCATTCCTGTTCTTTGAAGATAATATCTTCTCTTACAATATCCGTAACCATCATGCCATATACTGAATTCAAAAGTCCTTTTGATACCTGATATTCTGTTTCTTTTCCTATCACCCCTTTCAACGTTGTTTTCTTTATATAAGTCAATTACCGATAAGATTATTTCTTTTGGTAGATAACTTTTTTGATACACTCGGAGATTAGACACTTCCATATAATCGAATGAATACGCAAAGTTTATTATCTCCATATCCACGTTTGTAATAGTAGTTGCTATGAAGTCAGCTGAATAAACACGTCCATTATTCTCGATCACACCGACCTTTTGCCAGCACTTATAAGATGGTATATAACTTTCATATTCAAACTTTGGTCTTAAGTTATGAAACCTTACATCAAAGACACAACAATATAACTTCAGATACTTTTCAAAGTCAGCCTGTGAAAGTTTGGTGCAGTCTACTATCCATCCGGTGCTCATAGGGTATTCTTCCGACAATAAGCAATAAGGATAACTTGACGTGAAATCAAAGCTGTCTACATCGTTGACGGTAAAGGTTGAAAAACGGCTTGCAGCATGAGTGAAACCGCCTTGGAAAGCACGTTTAAGTTGTTGATATTCTTCCTGATCCGTGATCTTCAAGCTCTCCATCAAGGCCCGGTATTTTCTATACTGCTTCTTCCATGTCTTATATTCACCATATAAGCAGTTCTTACGGACAAACCGCCTGCAGTAAGACGTGCATGTAAGCGGTATTTTGTAGATATACTTTTCAGCTTCTATTTGCTCTTTTATGTAAGCCGACACTACAAGCACGTCATTGATACAATACTGCAGTTCTTTGTCTGTCAGTTTGGTTTCAGGATGTCTGATAAGAGAATAGTCCAGATCTCCGACCATTTTTTCAACTTTGTACTTATGCAGCTGCTCACCTAACTTCTCAAGAGAATAGTTCGTAAGGATATAAGAGCATCTGAATTCAATGCCGTTTACTGTCAGAGCATATATCGGTTTCCGCTTCTGGATAGCAAAAACTTTATGCCATTCAAACAGTTTGAAAATCCACTGGAACTCAAAACTGAGTGAATGAACATATACGATTATCCTTTTATGCAGATCAAGTTCCAGTGTTTCAATAATGCGGTTCATTACAAAAGTGAATTCCGACCATGTACGGCCTATGATGCATCTGCCGTTGATAGCAAGCTGCCATATATACATAAGGCCCCTCTTATCGTTATGGTCCTTCTTTGTAGGCTGTTCCGTGAATGATGTAGTTTCGATATCAAAAGCAAAGACAATCTTATAGTAAGACAATTTCTGATTATTAGTCTGTATTCCTTCTTCTTTTGCTTCTTTGAGGATATCGTCAAGTTCATCAATGCTGTGTGGCTTAGGATCCAGTTTGAACATTATCAGTTACCTCTAAAACGTCCTGATCTTTTTTCAAGGTCTTCAGCTGCTTTCTTCTTTGCTGTTTCATATAAACCCAGTTCATACTCACGGCCCTGTGTCGCAAATGCATCAATTTTGCTTTCGATGAGGTTTCCGTCTTCATCAAGCAGCGGACCTTCATAGTTTACAACTTCCTTACCGATATATGACTGTATCTTTTCACTATCATCGATGTAAGCATGAGGATCACGTCCACCTAATTCAAGAGCACGTCTGTAAGCCTTCCACATTGCTTTGGAGTTAGTATCGAATGTTCGATATATAACTTCTCTTTCTGCCCTGCTCTTGCCTCTTACGGCCTGTTCTCTGGTCTTTCCGAATATGGTCTTTTCTCTGGTCTTCCTCAGCTCGACAGCCCCGGTTACGGTAGAAGATTTCATGTTCATGAACTGCCTGATATCTCCTATCTGTTCATACATTTTGTTTCTCAATGTAGACTTTGAGCCTTCAGGAACTTTGACAGTCTTAACACCGAACTTCTCTCTTTTACCGTCCTTTGTCGCCCAGTTAAGAGCATCTGTTGCTATCTGCTTCTTATTGCCTGACGGCTGATAGTTGTCTTCCGTCAGCTCTGCATACTTCTTCAGTTTTGCAAGCCTTTTGTTAGCAGCCAGTGCAACGGTCCTCAATGCACGGCTCATTTCTCTTTCATCGAACTTGTTAAGTTCATTGAACGGCATTGATAAGATCTGATCTACCGTCATGTTATCGACTATAAATTTATTAGCCATCTTGTCTCTCCTTATACTCTCTGCATACACCTACATCAACATGGAATTCACGATCAAACCCGCAATATACTCCGTTATTGATAGGCCCTTTTGAGCACCACATGCAAGTTTTGCAAAGGAACTCACCACCCGTGTTAGAATAATCTTTAGGGAACATCATATTTATTACCTCTTATAATAAAGGGCCGTTTCCGGCCCTTCTTTTATATCAAGAGACCGTCAGATCATGACAGCTTCTTTTCGACCTGTGCGACGATATTCTTGATAGCATCGTTGGAACGTGGGAACCAGACACGATCATAATACTTGCCGTCGCTGCCCTTCTCCTGTGGGAGGTTTACAACATAGAAGGTATCGCCTGCCTTGTACTTCTCTCCGTCCTTCTTGACGGTCATTTCCTTAAGAACGCAGGAATAGATCTTCACACCGTTAACGTCAAGGTCGATCATGACCGTGTTATCAAACTTTGTCTGACGTGCTGCAAGCACTGTGATCTCGTAGTTTACTTTTGCATCTTCATTCTTCTTTGAGTTAAACATAATAAGTTTCTCCTTTAAAAATCATCAAAATTGAATTCATCTCTACCGGAAATGTTTTCTTCTCCTTTCTCCTGTCCGGTAACGTCAGGAAAGTCTATCTGCACACCTTTGGTGATACATGCTTCATAAAGGCCGATGAGCTTATCGCACTGACTTACTTCTTCCTTCAGTCTTGTTATGACTTTGTTCTGAGCTTCAATGATGCCGTTCTGCTTTTGGATGAGTGAGCACATTTTGTTGTACTGTTCTTTAGTTATTATCATTCCTCATCACCCCTTGCATCGAATTCAGCATCAAAGTAGATGCCGATGAGAGTAAGAAGCCCCTGCTTATCCAGATCAGGATAAACATAGCCGTTCAATACTGCAGTGTAACGGCCGTTGCCGTAGTCCTGCACCGTTAATGTGTACTTCAGTTTAATGGGATTTGTGTTTTCCATGACTGTGTTCCTCCATAGATTTTATATTAGGTTTTCCGAACCTGACTTGAATATATCACTTCCGATTTTCCATTTCAAGAGCCTATTTTGTTACAAAAAGATAACACCGTCCGGGATGCATGGACGGTGTTAAGATCGGAAATCCTAAGTTGTGAGGTTTAAAACACAGCCTATATTAGTTATATAACACAATATTTTGTGTTTGTCTACTTATAACGTGGCCTGCCATAGCCATATATTGTTTTTGAGGTCTTCAGCACTTTATGCTTCTTCACCTGTCCATGACCGCCACCTTCATTGCCTGCAACATATGTTACATATTTTGTATCAACTGCAATGACCATACCGGTGTGCTTCAGCTTATTAAGGAAGATCTGATCTCCGACATGTGGTGCTTTACTGATCCTTTTCTTTGCCTTGTAATATTTCCATGACCAACCTACACCCGCACCGCAGCTTCTCGCAGGCTGACATGTCGTATACTCTGCATCTTTAGCATTGTTTGCAACCTTTAAGATGCAATAGTCGAAGAATACGTCGCACCAGTCGCAATTAGACTTATTGCCGTTATAGAATGTCGGAAAATGTGAATGGATCCATACACCGTACTTATTCCTTTTACCCGGCCCCGGTGCCTTATAGCCTATCTGACTTTTTGCAAGCTTTACACATGCGTTTGCAGTCGGTCTCATTTGTCGTCTCCTAACTTATCGATGAGCTTCTGCAATGCCAGTGTGTTGTTATTTAGGGCTTCGGTCATTTTGGAGACTTCTTCCTTATGCTCTTTCCTCAGTTCCTCATTAGCCTTTGCATTCTGCTCATATTGCCATTTGACAAAATACCCGCACCCGATTGCAGCAACGATCGGAAAACCAACTGCTGAAATTACCTGTACTATTTCGTTCATACTAATCACCTCACTTAAGAACCTGCTACAGCGAGCACATAATGGAAACCTGAAAAACCTGAAGGATATTTAAGTATGTCATACTTTGAATATGCCTTTGTCTTAAATATACCATCATTAAGGTAAAGATCGTAGTTACTCTGCTGCCTTGCTATGACCGCATTGTTTTTTCTGATCCCTGACTTGAAACTCATAAGCACGTCAACATGACAATGTATCTCGTATATCTCAGGTGTGAGTATTACTATGTCGGTTATATAGTAATATCTGTCAAGGCTGTCTATATAACAATAGTTAGCCGTTGCAGGATTGAAACTTGAAAAGTCTTTAAGAGTGAATATAGGATCAGTTACCGAGATATCTTCCTTGAATACGGCACTGGTTATCGTGTTGCCGATCTGATCTATATTTTTATCAACTACTATCTTGTCTGACAAATTCTTATAAAATTTAACGTTCATAAGATTACCCCCGCTTTAAGCATTGTTTCGATCTCGGAAATCTCTCCCGGTGTTGCACTGATACCGTCCAAATGACACTGATCTACCATTGTAAAGCCTTTGCACCCGCCTAATCTCATGGTCTTATTGCAAACACGGCCTTCATAAGACGATGCATAATCAGGTACTGAATAGTTAGGTCTCTGTACAACGATAAAAGGCTTCTGTACTGAAAGTATGCCTGCACTTCCACCTAAGTTACCGCTTCGTTGAATACTTGGCTTACTGTTTAATGCCGTGTTAGCAGCTGACGTGAGCATTGAAACACCACTCATCAAGGTAACCGGTGCTGCACCTGATGCCATGCCTGCGAGAACACCGACACCCGATGCAACCGTTGATACGGCATTTTGTATAGCACTTGCATAGTTGGCACCTGACAGAGCAACGTTAGTGATGCAAGAACCGTTATAGGCATACATTACACCCCTGCTGCTGTGCTTGATAAATGCAGCACATGCACCTGTCAGGATATCAATGTTATAGACGACCTGCAAAGAAGCACCCATTACATCGTCAGGAGACAATTCTCTGAAGCCAATGTAAGGAAGATATATTGACAACTTACTGTCGTAGTCAAGGAATGAGCCTATGTCTTTTCTTACCTTTACACTTCCACAATTTACAGTACAGTAAGAAGTCGAAAAATATGCACTGTTAACACCTGAGTCCACATTACCGAACTTAATGTTTTTGCTGCCTGCCGTTGAAGGTATTGCAGGCAATATGCCAAGACCGATGATACAGTCCATAGGATCAGTAAACACCTTCTTAAACGTATCAGGATCAAAAGGCCCTGACCATAAAAAGTCTGCAAGAGACTGCAGCTGTGTTTTGGTAGGATTATAAAGTGATATGAGGCCAAGTTCTGCAGCACCGACACCGGGAAGACCGGGAACGTCAGTTGGATCCACTTCAGGCGGATAGTTATCACCATCACCACCGTTGTTGTCATCATCATCAAAAGGGTTATTGATATCTTCATCCTGAGCCTGAGCAGTCTTAGAATTAAAGGCAGGGTACCATGTGCCTATTCCTGAATTAGTGTGTTGTACTTCAAGTTTAGCAGACGTTACCGAACTGTGATCATTTGCAAGAAATCCGGATATCTTAAAATCCAGTCTCTGATAATTTACAAGATCACCGTCAGCATTAAATGCATCTTCTCTTATAACACTTATATTGATCTCATAGAAATGTGAAGGTGTAACATACATATTATAAAGCGGAACGCCTGCATATATGTTGAGAGGATCATAAGGCGACTGTGAGTCATAAGTTGCTGCAGGCATAGCCGAGTCATACTGTGAACCGCCTATTGCCTGAAAATAGATTGACTCATCGGCTACAGCCTGATTTTGAACAGCACAATATAAACCTAATGCGTTTCTGGCATTGTTAAACGATGCGGGATAACTGTAACCGGGCCTTAATGCTGTATAAAGAGTATTAGATTTGGTAAGAAGCGGAACACCCAGATACTGGTTAACAGGTACTGCAAGATTAGTAAAATTAACACCGGACCAGTTTTGTAATGTGGTCCATGTTCCGGTAGGTCCTACAGCATACTTTTTGACAAGTTCGGTATCCATAAGAAAATTAAAAAATCCCGTGTTTAACTGAGCACCGTTCTCATAAAAGTATAATGTTACTTTTTTGCCTTTCATATTATGCTCCCTTCTTAATTAACTTAATCACCTACTTAAGTAGTATAGGTGAACTACTTAAGTAGGCTGTTAGGTCAATTACTCGCCTGCATCATCACCGATAAAGAAGACAACGCAGTTCTCGTTGAGGTCTACAAAGTAGTTTGCATCCTGCTTGTAGAACATGTTCGTGAACTCTGCCTTAGCATTGTAGTTGGATGTTACACGTCTCTTGTCGTTTGTGATACCGCCTGCCCAGTGGTCGAATGCTACACCGATAACACCATCAGCTTCAACTTCAACAGTCTTTGTATCGTCAGAAGGATCAACGATGTCGAGATGGATCTTCGAGATGCTGTCAAAGCCGTAGTCTGTGCCGCTGCCCTGCCAGTAAGGAATGCTCTCAGACATAGGAAGTGCCGTGTATTCATCATTGAACGTGTCAGACTGCAGATATGCGTCAGCTGCTCTCTTGAAGTCAGACAGAAGGATGAAGTGCTGCATGTCTGCAGGAGTGTGTCTTACAAGTCCGCCACAGTTAAAGAGGATAGAAGGCTTTCTGAGACGGTCAAGTGTCTTAGCCATAGTGAGTGAAGCAAAGCGGATGAACTCCGGTGTGTAGAGAGCATCTGCAGCGAGAAGCGGATTGGAACCGTTAGGATCGAACTGGTCGTTGTAGAGCTTCAGGAGGTTGATCGCCTTTGTACCTGTCTTTTTGAGGTCGAGATCAGGAATATCATCATAGATGGTATTAGCGATGAGAGTATTAACAACTCTCTCTGCAAGTCCTTCAAGACGGATGTTGATTGCAGTATCAACAGAGTTCATGAGCATTGAGATGAATGCATTGAGCTGTGTAGCACTGTCGAATGCTGATCTTACCTGAATGTCTGCAATGGAGAGATCAACCTCAAAGGTCGTCTTCTTGTTGTAGAACTTAGCCGCAACTGCAGGCTGTGTGAATACGTTGGGATCATAAGAAGTGCCGTTTGTGAGTTTCCAGCTGTCGTTCTCGACTGCAACAGGAAGATCGGTAACATAGATCTTCTCCATGACTGCTCCGTACTCCCAGTTATCCCTGTAGAGTGAAGCGAGTTCTCCTGAATACTTACGGTCAACGAAAATGACCTTGCCAATGTGATCAACGAGAGCTGCAACATACTTATCATAAGATGTAGCATCGAAAACGGCCTTACCTACGTCAACAACGTTGGAAAGGTCTTCCTCAAGAAGTGCAGAACCGCCGATGATCTCATTGTTTACCGAGTTTACCAGTGTAGCAACCTGAGTAATGTCCATAATTTTGTACCTTCCTTTTTTATTTTTAGAATATTGATAAAGCAATTACCTTGCATATATCCGAACATAAAATGTCATAGAAGTTATTGAGTTTCCAAACATCAATATCACTTTCTATCATTTGTGCATTTGTGGTAACACCGATGTTACCATGCTTTCTTATTTCGTGCTGATCAGATCCGGACGATGTGGAACTGGTCGTTGTCGTCCTTGCGTCTGCACCTGTACCAAATGCAGTTTCAGACTGAGTGTCATTAGCAAAACCACTACCACCTAAGCCCGCTGCCTTATTAGTATTGATAACTTTGCCTGCATCCGTTGCAGAACCGCCTGCAGTGCCCGTTGCTGAACCTGTGTAAGTCTCGATATAGTCCGTGTTTTCAATAGGATTATATTCGACTGTTAAGGTTTTATATTCATGCTCCCAGTTGGTTATATAAGCATTATGAATGACCTGAGCGAGCTTCTTTATGTTCTCACCTTCGATAACACCGTCTTCATTAGTGAAGTTATCAAGAATTTTACTTGCGAGCTTCTCACCGTGCATGAGCATGAAATATGTATCAAGCTGTGCGGGCTTTACTCCCGGAAACCAACTTATATTAGAAATGGCCGTGAATATGCCATTGCCGATGATACCGTCAGGAAAATAGTCTTTTAATTCTTTATACATATATCACCTCATATGCTCATATACTTATACTGTACTGTAACGTCACCACTGTCTGCAAAAACATTATTTACACCTGTCAATGTGTTCAAAGTAGTTGCATCTGCAACAGGAACGGTCTGACTGTTATATTCTTCATATGTATCACTTGCCGTTGTTGCAGTTCTTATCATAGGTTTAAACACAACATTATCAAGTGTTACACCATTAGCAACAGTGATCTGCATATACTGATATTTTGTTGAAAGTCCTGGAATAACTGGAATGGTAACACCACTCCCGAAATCGTCATAAGAACCAACACCCGAAACACCAAAACGCAAACGCACATTATTACCAAAGCCACCGACAGAACCATTAGAAATATAAGATATCTCTTTATTAAATTTACCCGTACCGCCAAATATGACAAATGTACTTTCAGCCGTTGCCGTTCCATTTGCAGTTATTGTTTTATCTGCGTTTACTGTATAAGTTATTCCATTAACAGTATTACTTGAAGCACTATAATCTAATAAGTTCTTTCCGCACCTTGTAATGGTTGTTGCACCTGCTTCATGCGTAACACTTACAAGCGGTTTATTCAAAGCAGTTGTGAATGATGCAATTGCACCTGATGCCGACAAAGTAGGAAAGATATTATCGAGAAGTGCATCAACCTGAAGTTTAGTATAATAATTCGTTGCAACATAACTGGGAGTAGCAAAATTCGATGATACCCAGTTCTTTAATGCCGTATCTTCATCTGATATAGCCTGCGTAACTTCTGCTTTAGACGCTAATGTAGCAAGGTCTGTTAAGTTAGCCTTATCATCAAGCAGATTATCAGTTTCCGTTTTAGTATAATAGTCCGTCATATCAGGAAGTTCTGACTTGTCGGCCTTGTCTGCTAACAAAGCATCAACTTCAGTCTTATCATAGTAGTCTTCACCGATAACTTCTTCTGCAATGTCTTCTATCTGGCTTTCAAGGTTATCGATAGCCGTTTCAGAAGTAACACCGCCTGCCAACGGATCCGGCTGAACTTCAAGAATGAAATTGAGTGCAGCTATCAACTGGTCGTCAGCTGCATAAATCTTGACCTGTCCTAAGTTCTTGCCGATACATGTAACGGCCTGAACAGGAAGTATGACTGATACCTTATTATTATCAATAGAAACATCATCTGTGATAACAACTAAGTTATCATCATTCTTCCTGATATCTATTTCCGCATAGCAATCAACACCGGGAGCATATTCAGTATCACCCCATTTGAGAACAGCTATGAACGGCCTTGAAGTTTCATACTGTGAAGCATAGAAAACAACGGGATCATCACCCTTCTTCGGAATGAGATTAAGTTCGATCTTCTGAAAATCAATATCAGGCATTATCTTCACCTTCCTTTGTTTCTTCTGCTTCTTCCTGCTCATCTCCGGTGATAGCTTCAGTCAGTTCATTAACCGCTTCTGTCAGTTCTTCAACGGCTTCAGGAAGTATGTCTGTTTCAGGTCCTTCTTCCTCTACTTCTTCAGTAACTTCCTCTTCAGCAGATATCTCTTCCGTACTCTCTTCATTTTCAGTTTCATCAATTGACACCTCTTTTTCTTCCGGTGCAGCTTCGATGTTATCTGTTTCTTCAGGTGCTTCCGTGATTTGGTCTGCTTCAGCTTCCATTACTTCCATTGTAAGGTCGTTCTCAATTTCGTTATCGGCCCATGCACTATTGAATTCAACACTGATATTCGTTCCGAACATTTCATTGACCTTTTCAAGTGCTTCACGTCTCATTGCGAGCATATCGTCAATAAGCGGATGAAGCATATCATCATTCAACTGGCTTTCGTTGGAGTTAATGCTTTCACGCTTCATGTTGTAGTTGCTGTTCAAGCCTAACTCATTGAAAAGACCCGCTTTCAAGTATTGATGATATTCGATAAGATCAGTTAACGTGCTTGCAGTGCTCTGGAACGGCTGAATGTTTACATTTCGTTCCTGATTACCTGCCATTGCAGGAAGTTCACCGATAGCTGCTAACTCGCCCTTCCTGATCCGCTTCAGCCACTGTTCGACACTTTCTCTATCCTTATTAGTAAGTGCAGTGATCGTCAGTGTGGCCCTTGCAAGAATGTCAGCAACGTTCATTGTGATATCGTTCTCAACTAACTGAGAACAATACTTCTGCAACATAGGCATTATGCCCTGAGCATATACATCGTTACGGATTAGCACACAGTCCTCATCTATCGTGTAGGTCCTGCGGGTTTCTTCCTTAACGTAAGGGTTAGAAACTATATACTGAGTAGGAATATAATAGCGGTCAGGAAGTCCACCCCATCCGCCTGTTGTTACGATGAGATCATCACCGTCCATGATGAATACACATGATCCATTTACAAGCAAATAATGCTCAAGCCACTTCTGCGGGATACTGTCCGGAAGACCGTCATACTTGAACATCGACTGAAGACGGGCCAGATAGTATTGAATATAGCTATTGCACAATTCACCCTTATCAATAGGCTTGTCAAAGTCAAACTTGCTATTGATGGCCGGGTACCAGAATAAAGCCATAGTAAACCTCCTGTTTAGTCCTACTATACATAGACACTATCATACCCCATGCACAAATGCAATATGTTGTCAAGGGTATTAATAGTACACCCACCGAACATATGTTCTAATATGGATCTCAGGGAGGAAAAATTTAAGTCAAGGCGGTAGTGGCATATCTACTCCGG